AGGTGGCGGGCCACCGCCACGCGGGGAGTTTACCTTAAACTCGAAGGGAGGCCAAGTGTTTTTAGTGGATGTGACTGATGTCAATCACTTTGCAGGGCAAGTTCAGGCCGTGAGCCGCAGAGCAGAGCAGCCGAGTGTTGCCTGCCATCAGGTGCAGTCCGCGCTTGTGTTTCAGAATGATAGGCGGTGCTGTCTGGCCGTGGTGCATATCGTGCCAGATTTTGTCTACGTTACGGCGCTTGCCGATGATGTTGCGGACCTGCTCTTCCTTTTGTTGCTTACTGCCCTTGTTGCGTAGAACGCTTTGCACGTTGCTATTACCCAGGCTGCTCATCTCTTTGTCGCTCAGGTGGGTCAGCGGCGATTTGTCGTACTCGTGTTGGAAGTGAGCTCGGTCCTTGAACGCCTTGGGGAAGTGCGGCTTGGAGTACTTCTCGTACTCAGTGCCGTGCTCCCAGTCCAGCTCTTTTGAAGTATAGTCGCGCATCTTGTGCAGCGGGTGATTGGTGGTGCCCTCCGGCGGATTGTAGACGCCGCGCGGCTGCTCGTGTTCCTGCTTGGTAGGCGACTTGTCAAGGAAGGATTTGAAAGGTTTCATTTGGGTACCCAGCATGTGTCCGATTTGGTCTGCGCTTCATCCCGATAGCCCAGCCCGGTCATGATCGAATTGATGTCCGGGTTGCGCCCACCCTCCATTGTTACCACAGGACGATGCTGTTGTAAAGTAGAAAGTGCACCTCTTAGGATTTCAAGCTCATGGCCCTCTACGTCCAATTGGATCAAGTCAAGGGTCGCAAACTTAAAAGTATCAAGCATAAAGCACGGCACCTTAGCATCAGCGGAGTCGCCCACCTTATGCATACCGGTGTTGGTCATGGAGGACCGAAGCACCTCAATCATCTTGTTGGCCGAGCCTAGAGCCGCATTCATCTTGATGATGCGGTCGTCCTGGCAATTGTTGACCAGGCAATGAAAGTTCAGCGGGTCCGGCTCAAAGGTATAGACCCATTGGAACATCTTGGAGAATAGGAACGGGTACATGCCCTGGTTCCCGCCCGCACAGACCACAACATCGAACTTCTTACAGTGGCGCGCATAGCAAGCCTTGTGGCTCTGCTCCCAGTCTTCGGCCGGGCCATCCCAGGCACCGGAATCGGAGTCAATCCATACCCACTTATCGCCGGGCATGTGGCCATCGACTTTTTGGTCGCGCTCCTTAAGCAGTCCTCTGTAACTCATGGCACCTCAATTCGTAGCGAAGCAAATTGTAGAGCTCGAGCGTATAGCTAGGCTCCGAGCGTATCAATGGTGGGCAATGCCAGCAGAAATTCGGGTAGTCGTTGTTGCGGACAAACTCACGCATCGCAGACCCGGAAACGTTGATGGTTCGCTCACCGGTGGAGACCACTTCCACCTTGTCAAATTGGTAGTACTGTTCCGGTTTGTTGGTCTCTTTTCCGTTGTACTTATTTATGATGTCAGTGAAATGAGCCACGCGGTCAGCGCCACAGACAAACACCAGATGTTGGCGCCAGGTAGGGTATAGGTGATGCAGCCACTCAAAGAGTCCGCGAAACTTGGCATCACAGGTCAAGAACTTGGCCTCGGGCCAGGCAATCTGTGCCCAGACGACCTTGTCGTGAATGGCGAGCGGGTTCTTCTTGTGATCCTTGGTGTTGGTCAGTATGCAGTAGTGATCTGCCCGCCGTTCGTCCGCAATACGCAAAAGGGCCTTGATGTTGAGATCATGGCCCCAGGTTGGTGGATTCATTCGCGCGAAACTCAACACCAGTGTCACTTGACAAACTCCAGGAAGAATGGAACGACGAACATAGCCATCAGCACGCAGAGGTGTCCGAGCCCAAACACAATGGCCAGCTTCCAGAGGAACTCGTTGAGCCACTCGTGCGGGACCTCCGCCTCCTCCGGCAACACATTGTCGGCGTTCTTGCTTAGATAGTGGTTAAGCGTAAGAACGCCGGCACAGAGCGCATAGAATGCTGCAGGCGGGCCGAACAGAACACTCAGGGCATACAGCAGGTTGCCCCAGACCATAAAGTACTCAAGCATTGATGTTGGTTTGTCTACCCCATTTGAGGTTGTTCATGGCTGTGAACTCGTTTTTGTTCACCAGCTTGTAGGGCACGTTATTGAAGACCGCCACATAGCCTTCCGGACCAGAGGGCACGCCGTTGATCAGCGTCTCAAACTCGGCGCGCTGATTCAGCACTTCAATGATGGCATGCTTCAGATTGTAGGCCCAGGCATACAGCCAGGAGTGATTGGTCTTGGCGTGCTTCCAGGCCGCAGTGATTGGCGCTAGGTTCCACTCGTGGTCCCAGCTCCAGCCCTGAGTCTTCAGGAAGAAGCGTGGGTCTGGAGCGAAGTCATGGCGCAGGTCCGGTGTATAGTCCGCACGCCAGGAAGAAGGTCCCTCGATGGTATAGCGTGTGTGCACATACAATCCATAGTAGCTAAGTGCCACTTGCTGTGCCATCGAGGTGTTTCGTGCCGCCCGATACGTGATGACGTTGGGCGTGAATTCAACATAGCGTTTGTTGGTAGTCAGGGTTGAGGCGTCAAACAGATAATCGCCCTGGTAGAACAACCCTGGCTTGAGGTTGAGCCCTTGTACCGCCGCGTAGGCCGTCATCAGCTTTTGCTGCAGACCTGGGTTGGTGAAGTACATACGCTCGATCTCGTGGAAGTCCGTGGCCATCTTGGGCGTCTTGTTGAAGGCGCTTTTGGAGGCCACGAACAGTCGGTCTTTGACAGGATGGTGACCGAATACCAGACTGAAGCCGCCATCGTACTTGGTCATCAACGTTACGCCCAGGTGCTTGCGCTCCTTGAGGCTCTGGATGATGGTGCTGAGAACGGTGATGGCGATCAGCTTATCGTCCGCCTCCTTGCTCAGCATCAGGTCTTCGATGTGTTGAATGTGCTTCAGTCCGATATTACTCATGAGAAGGGACCACTCTGAGTCAGTTTGAGGATTTCCGCAGGCGGCTCCTCGACGCTGAGCACGTCACCATTGGCGAAAACCAGCACTGTGTGCAGTTTGGTCTTGTCCCAGTAGTAACCTCTCACCTGGTCCATCTGGACAATCCACTCGGTTTGCTTGCCGGTGACGGCATAGACGGCTGTTAGCTTGACCCATTTCATGCGATTTTGATTCCTATCTTATCCGTTGCACGCGACTGCGTGTTCTTGGAGTGAAAGCCTAGCGGATGCTTGGCCCAGTGATGTTTGTCGATGATCCGAACGTTAGTATTCACTTTCCGGCCTGTCTTGCCCGTATTGAAGTTGAACTTGACAAAGTGAATGTGCCCTTCGGTGGCATCAACGAACATCGGCGTGAGGGTCGCAAGCTCTTTCTGGCTCCGTATCACCTTCTCCAGGTAGAACCCGACCACTTCGCGTGTCGGCGGCTTTTCGTGGACCTTGGCGTCGCAGAGTGGACGGAAGTCTTTGTGATCCATCACGTCATCATACCCACGAAACCTTTCGAAACCGTTGCGAGCCATCCACCGCCCTAGAACAAATGGGGCATCGATGGCCTGCGTAGACTGGATGAGTTTCATCATCTGATACGCATGGGTGTGTTCCCATTTAGCGGTCTTGCCCTGGTGCTCCAGTAGTTCTAGCACGTCAGTGCCGTTCACCGGATTGGAGCGGTGCTGTCCACCCTTGACCGAGATTTTGTACAGCGTGCCGTCCGCCGTCCGCACGATGGCGTCCAGCATGGGTTCGTTGTGCCGCTCGGGGAAGTAGACCTCGATTGCTCCTGGGTACCAGCGCTGGCGACAGGCGGCAATCACACCCACCATCTCGCCCAGGTCTGTGCCGATCTCGGAGATTGGTAGGTCCAAATCCGGTGTCGGCAACAGTCCGCCGAAGGTGTGGTAGTCAATCAGACGGCCCAGGAAAGCCACCAGCTCTTGGTTGTCTAGTTTCTGTTTCAGTTGCTCCTTTAGGATGAGTGGGAACACGTCCAAACTCCACCATTGTCCGGCTACACCCAAATCCGACGGCTTAAGCCGGATCGTGGGGTCGCCATTGTGGGCGGGCTTGGAGATGATCTTGGTTGGGCCGATGATCACACACCCCGAATTGCTCTTGAGGGGAGAAGTGACCTTGGGGTTGTAAACGCCGCCTACTAGGGGCGCAACGCCGTCTCTTAGTAATGCTGCTCGATCTTCATTCTTGCAAACATACACGACAATATGCTTAGTACGGACACTAATTGAATTGTCTTTGAGAAAGGGAAATTGCTTTGAGTCTAGTATAGTGCGCTTCGCCTCTTCTGGACTAATGGTCCAGGAAGAGCAAGTCCGTTTGCTTCATCATAACTCCTTTACGCTACTTTTTCACACATGAATGGTGGGGTCATCCCACAAAAAGCACCCTTACGGTTCAGGTGATTCGCCAGTTTGACGGCATCACCGCTTTTCGAGAATGACTTTACTACTAAACCGGTTTCCATCTCCTTAACATTGTATCCGGAAATGGTGGGAATTACTTCATACTTCATTGATGATGGCCTTGATGATGGCTTCGAACTCAATACGAATGAGGGTCTTCTTGTCCGCATTTCTCGGGGCTTCCTGCCAGGCTTTGAATGCGGCTTCAATGTGTTCCTCTTTCAAATGACGTGGCAATTCACGGAGCAACCCAGTAAGGATGACAGAAACTTCCTGTTCCTCGTTCCAAAATGCTGTCTCAAAACGACCGGTGATGCGATCAATAGTGTTCATGTGAACAAATCCAATTTGCTGCGATCAAATTTAGGCTTATTGCGTTCTCTATCGGCAATGCCGAAGTTGGCCTTCTCCATTACAGGTCCGTCATCAATGTCCTCCTGGGCTGTCTGCTCACAATCATAGAACCTCATCTTGGGACTATCGATCCCAATCACGAACTTGCGAAACACAGCCGGGTCCGCATAGCGGTTTTTCAGCTGCTTCACCATCATCTGGTTAAGGCTCTCCAGCTCCTCGTTGGAGATCAGCGCGAACATGAAGTCCGCAGTGGCCGGCAGGCCGAAACTCTCGGAGGTGTTCTCCAGGCCCAGGTCCGAGCTGACAAAGCCCTCGCGATTGGTCTGGGTGGCGCTGACGATCGGCACGTTCCATTCGGTGGCCAGCCCGCGCAGCTCCTCGGCGATGGCCTTGACATAGGTATAGGAGTTGATGGAGCCGCCCATCTTCATGCGCGAGCTCAGACAGATGTTCAGGTAGTCAATGTAGATGATATCGGGAACGAACTTCTTCTTGAGCTTGAGCTCGTTCAGTAGGAAGCGGAAGTTGGCGGCACCCGCACTAGCGCTAGGGTACTCCTTGACGATCAGCTTGCCATTCGTCTTGTTCCGGAGCCGCGAAATTTTTGCCTCATAAGTGTCCTTTGGTATAAGGGCAAGGTCAGAAATTGGGATAT